TCGCCAACGGCTACACCTACGTCTGATGGCAGCCTGGCCGACGCTGAGCGAGGTGCGCGGCCTGCTGCGCCTGCAGCCCGACGCCACCGAGGACACCTACGTCCAGACAGCGTTGGCCGCCGCCATCGACTACGGCCAGGGGGCCATGGGCCAGGACGTGACCATCACCGACAACGCCGACGGCAGCCAGACCATCACTGGCACCCCCGTCTATCCCGGCGACACCACCACCCTGCCCGACCGGGCCCACCAGGCCTGCCTGCTGCACGCCGCCCGGCTGTACCGCCGCCGGGACTCCATCGACGGGACACTCGGCTTCGGCGATCTGGGCGTGGTCCGGGTCGGCCGCACCGACGCCGACGTCGACGCCCTGTACGGTTCGGTCGGCCCGATCGGGTTCGCATGACCTGGAACCGCAGCATCGCCGCCCCGGCCCTGGCCCAGACCTTCGAGAACGCCGTGGCGGCCGCCTCGGAAACCATCACCGTCTTCGACCGGCCACCCATGACCGTCAACCCTCCGGCCATCGTCATCGGCTGGCCCAGCGAGGTTCGCTACGCCAACGCCGCGCCCGGCATCGACGAGGCCACCCTGCCAGTGCTGTGCGTCGGCGCGCTGGACGGCGAGGACCGAGTAGCCGAGATCATCAACCTGGTACGCAACGCCGCCACCGACACCCAACTGGGCGGGGCCGTCCAGATCGCCTACCCGGCCATCGAACGGAACTGGCGGCAGGTGAACGTGGCCGGAGCCGACCTGCTGCAAGCCGAAGTCACCTTCACCATCCAGATGTAGGGAGGCAACCATGACCGACACCGACACCGATGTCCTCGAACCCACCGGCGGCAACGGGCCGCCCGAGGTCCGCCTCACCGCCACCGGCGATCCCGTCCCGCCCACGGCCACGCCACTGATCCTCAACGACGCCTACTTCGAGTTGAACGGCGTCAACCTGCGCTGCCTGGTCAAACACCTCGAAGTGTCGCCCGAGAACAAGCCGGTGACGGTGACCAGCTTCTGCGCCGAAACCGACTACCCGGGCGTGACCAAATGGCACCTGCGGGTCACCTTCTACCAGAGCTTCGACGTCGGCGCCGTCTACGCCACCCTCAACGCCGCCTACCAGGCCTATGCGACCAGCGGCACCCCGGCCAACTTCAAGGCCCGGCCCTACTCGTCCAAGGTCGCATCAGCGACGAACCCGATCATCAGCGGCTACGCCGTGCCCATGCCATTCGACTTGATCATCGGCGACGCCGGGACAGCCAGCGAAATTCCGATCGACTGGAACCTGACCGCCGTGCCCACCGTCGACACCGGAGCGGTGACAGCCACCGGCGCCACGGCCGGGTCCCCTGGCTATTTCACGCCTTCGGGGGCCACCACCCCGGCCAACCTGGCCGCCCTGACCGGGGTGGCCGCCAGTCCGGCCACCGCCTGGGCCACCGGCCAGTACGTGATCACCGCCGACCTGTTGGCCGCCCACTGGACCGGCTCGGCCTGGGGTACCGGCAAAGCCTGATGGCCACCAAGACGGTCGTCGAGGCCGAGGTGGTCGGCATCCGGGCACTGACCGAAGATCTGCTCAAAATGGCCGACAGCCACGCCAGCCAACTCCTGCCCTACCTGCAGGCCGCCGCCGTCAAGGCCATGGAGCCGATCGCCGACGCCACCCGCGGCTCCTTACCGCATCGCAGCGGACGACTGGCCGGGACGGTGCGAACAGCCCGCAGCCGCACCGGTGCCTCGGTACGGGAGGGCGGCATCGACAACGTGGTCTATGCCGGGCCGGTGGACTTCGGCGGCTGGCCGCCCGGCCGCACCTACATCCCTAACGGCCGATACCTGTTCCCGGCCGCCCAGCAGCTGTCCAGCAAGGCCGAAGCCATTTACAACCAGGCCGTGGCCCGGGCCCTGCCGCACATCAAATGGACCAACCAGACCACCAACCCGGAGGCCGTCCATGACTGACCCGGCTGATAGACGTCTATCACCTGACCAGGAGGACCTGGCCCCGCTGCCCGTCCTGGTCGAATGCTCCCCGGCCTTCATCGCCCGCATGCCGTCGCAGCGCATCATCGACCTGCTGCGCAAGCTGGAACCGGACCAGAACTTCGGCGAACTGGCCGAAAACCAGCCGCCCCGGCTGATCGCCTTCCGGGCTTTGCTGCGCGACCATCCCAGCCGCGACCCGACGTCGCTGTGGATGCACGCCTACGACGTGGAGGTGGCCCTGCTGGAGACGGACCCTACGAACGGCAAGTCGCCGACACGCTTGCCGCCTTCTGCGCGTTCTACCACATGAGCCCCGACGAGGCCGAAGGTCTGCCCGACAGCATCTGGGACGCCATGATGCGACGCCTGGAAGTCGAAATCGATTCCATCAGACAGGCCACCTCACAGACCAGGCGCTGACCCATGCCCGGCCCTTCGGTACTGGTCCGAATCCTGGGCGACCTGTCAGGGCTGGCCGGCTCGTTCAAAACGGCGGCCGCCACCGGCTCGACCGCGGCCAAAGGGCTGCACGACGCGTTCACCCCGGCCCTGGCCGCCCTCAACCAGACCGGCGTGCTGGGACCGTTCCAGGACGCCCTGCTGGGCGTGGGCGCCACTCTCGAAACCGTCAAGTCCCACATCCACGACCTGCCTCTGGCCCTGGCCGGAGCCGGGGCGGGCGTGGCCGCGGTAGGCGTGGGGCTGTCAGTGATGGGCAGCAAGGACCAGCAAGCCCACCTCCAGTTGCAGGACGCCGTCGCCGCCACCGGCAAGAGCTACGACGAGTACGCCAACCAGGTCGACAAGGCCATCAAGCATCAGGAGAAGTTCGGCAACTCGGCCGTGCAGACCCAGGACGCCCTCCGCGTCCTGACCCAGGCCACCGGTGACCCCGCCAAGGCCCTGCTGCTGCTGAGCACGGCCAGCGACCTGGCCGCGGCCAAGCACGAAAGCCTGTCCAGCGCGGCCACCCAGATGGGCCTGGCCTACAACGGCAACACTCGAATCTTCAAGCAGTTCGGCATCCAGGTCGCCTCCACCACCAAAGCCACCAGCGAAGCCGCCAAGGCCAACAACGAGGTCCAGAAAGCCAACGCCGAGATGGCCAAGGCTCAGCAGCACCTGGGCGACGTCGAGGGCGAACTGGCGGGCAAGAAGAAGCTGACCATAGGCGACGAAATCCGGTTACGGGACGCGCATGCGGCCGTGACCAAAGCCGCCGCCGACCAGACCAAAGCCCACCAGGACCTGACCGCGGCCCAGGCCGCCACCGCCGCGGCCAGCAACGCCAACGGTAAGGCCCTGGACACCTTGGCCGGCAAGCTCAAAGGTCAGGCCGCCTCGGCCGCCTCCACCTTCACCGGCCACCTGAAAGCCATCAAAGCGGCCGCCGAGGACAACATCGCCCAGTTCGGCCAGAAGTACGGCCCGGCCCTGCAGGGCGCCGGCGCAGCCATGGCCGGGCTGGGCACGGTCATGAAGATCGGCCAGACGGCCATGAACGCAGCGAAGGACGCCGCCCTCGGCACCCGGATAGAACTGATGGCCCTGAGCGCCTGGGAAAAGATCGCGGCGGCCGCCACCTGGTTATTCGACGCCGCCGTGGACGCCAACCCGATAGTGCTCATCGCTATCGCCATCGCCGCTCTGATCGCCCTGTTCGTCCTGCTGATCGTCCACGTCAAAGCGGTGCGCGACGCCTTCATCGATGCCGGTAAATGGATCGTCGGGGTATGGAACGACATCTGGAACATCGGCCAGCTGGTCTTCCACTGGATCGAGAAGAACTGGCCGCTGCTGCTGGGCATTCTGACCGGACCCTTCGGGCTGGCCATCTGGGCCATCTACCACTTCCGTGACCAGATCGTGGACGCCATCATGGCCGTCATCCACTGGCTCGAAAAAAACTGGCCCATCATCGTCGGTATCCTGACCGGCGGCATCTCGCTGGCCATCACCTGGATCGTCAACCACTGGAACCGCATCATCAGCTTCTTCCAGGGCGCCATCAGCACCATCGGCGGCATCTTCACCAAGATCGGCCACGCCATCGCGGCCCCCTTCCTGGCCGCCTTCAACGCCATCTCCACCCTGTGGAACGACACGGTCGGCAAACTGTCGTTCAAAATCCCCCACTGGGTGCCGTTCGGGTTGGGCGGCAAAGAGTTCGCCATGCCCCACCTGCCCATCCTGTCCTTTCAGAACGGCGGCCTGGTCCCCTACACCGGGCTGCACCTGCTGCACGCCGGGGAAAACGTGATCCCGGCCAACCAGCGATCCGGCCCGGCCATCGTCATCAGCAACGCCCACTTCTCCAGCGACATCGACATCGACCTGTTCATGCGACGGGCGGCCTGGGCCATCCAGACCCAGAAAGTCTGACCGATGGCAGGTTGTGTGCGTTCGGCCTGGCTGGTTCTCGGCGGCCAGGGCCTGCTGCTGGAAGACCCGACCAAGGGCTACTTCTGCACCCAGCTGGACCTAGGCTTCCCGGCCGTGCGCGAGGTCATCTCGAACCGGCCCGGCATGGACGGCAGCGACGACCGCACCCAGTACATGGGCAGCCGGGTCGTGACCGCCAACATCACCACCCTGGCCGGAGCCGGCGGCGACATCGACGCTGTGGCCGCCTCGTTCGCCCCCTACATGAGCCCGGACGCCCGCCCGGTACTGCACTACGTGCTGGACCGGCCCGGCCAACCGGAACGCACCATGACCCTGCGCGCCGCCGGCTACTCCTGGCCCATAGCCGGACCCAACCAGCGAGACATCCAGCTGCAATGGGTGGCGGCCGACCCCGCCTGCTGGGATCCGAACGTCCAGTCGGTCACGGCCTACTCGGGCGCCTCGGTCATCACCGGCCGCAGCTACCCGCTGACCTTCAACCGCGTCTACCCAGCCGGGGGCGGCACCGGACCGGCCTTCGCCCAGATCCTCAGCCACGGCCATCTGACCGTCCAACCCCTGCTGACCATCTACGGTCCCATCACCGCCCCGCAGGTCACCTTCGCCACCGCCCTGTCGAACGAACAGTTCGCCATCCCCTTCGACCCCGGTTTCATCATCAGCAGCGGCGGCTACGTGACCGTCGACACCCTGGAAAAAACCGCCTACCTGAACGGCGACCCCACCCAGCCAGTCATGCACAACATCGACTGGCTGAACGCCTCCTGGCCCAGCCTGCCGGTGGCGCCCGACTACACCACGATAGGCCTGAAAGGATCGTCAACCGTTTCGGCAACCCAGGTCGTCGCCACCTGGCAGGACCGGTATCTTACTTAGGACTTTTGTTGTCGCTGCCTATACTCCCGGGTTGTTCTGGCATCACAGGTACGACACTGGCGATGACCAGGTTTGTGGGGCGGCAAATGACATGACACCGATCCCGCCCAGCCGGGGCCGCTGGCGGCTGACCCTGCATTCCCGCCAGTACGCCGTTGCCCCTATTGAGGGCACGCTGATCACCGAACTGCTGCACGCCCGCAACCGGGCGCTGACCCAGGCCTGGAACAGCCCGGCCCAACTCACCTTCACCCTGGACGGCCACGAACCGTCCGCCGCCTACGTAGACGAACTGACCCACGACGTGTACGCCTGGCGGTGGGACGAAACTCTCGGCGCCGACATGCTCATGTTCCGGGGTGTCGTCGGCCAGGTGCAGGACACCCTGGACGAGCAGTCCCACGTCGTA